GTGAACTTTTCTGGCGTACAGAACCACAACATCTAGGGGGTGCGATGCCGCCGGTACGCAAGCCAGCCGATAAGCGGCAGAACCGCGTCACCCAGGACGTGACCCTGATCCCCGTTCCAACGGCGCAACCACCGTCGCCACCTGCCGGATTACTGAAGCCGACCCGCGAAAAGTGGGAACGGTTCTGGCGTTCTGACGTGTCATCGCTGGTCACCGAGGCCGATCAGGTGGCACTGGAACGACTGTTCACGATGTACGACGAATGGGCGCGCTGTATCGCTGCGGCACGCAAACAGGGCCGACTGGCACAGGGCGGTGCGACGGGTAAGGCCGCGGTACTGAACCCGCTGTACTCCCACGCGCTCACCCTTGAATCGAAGATCACGAAGTTGGAGGCCGAGTTCGGCCTTACCCCGCTAGCCCGTCTGAAGCTTGGCGTGCAGTTCGGGGAGGCACAGCGCACCCTTGCCGACCTGAACGCCGATGCTGAGGCGGTAGACGATGACCCGAGAACTTCCCTGGCCTGAATCCGTCCCGGAACCGGCAAGCCACCCGCCACTAACTGACGCACCATCGGACGGGCCGAAGGTCATCCGGTGGATTGAACGTAACTGCCGCTATGGCGAAGGCGATCGGTTCGGCCAGCCGGTGAAGCTCGAACTGTTCCAGAAGTTGTTCCTGATCTGGCTGTTCGAGTTGCGCGAGGATGGGGCACGCCGTTACCGGCGCGCACTGTTGGAGGTTCCGAAGGGCAACGGGAAAACCCCGCTTGCCGCATGGATCGCCGCCTACCTACTCGCCACCCAGGAATCGGCTGTTATCCCGGTGGCTGCTGCAAGTTATGAGCAGGCGGATTTGCTGTTCGGTGATCTGCGCACCTGCGTGAAGGAATCGCCTACCCTGTCGCCACTGTTCGACGCCTTCGAGGGCGAAGTTCAGGTGAAGGGCGGGCCGGGCCGCGCGTACAAGGTGGCAGCTGTCGCCGGTACGAACGACGGACAGCGGCCTAGCGCGTTCTTCGGTGATGAAATCCACGAATGGACCGGCAACAAGGAACGGGTTCACCTGGTCATCGCTAACGGCCTGTCGAAGCGTTCCGATTCGCTGCTGGTGGACACGACGACACCGGGCGCGGATCTTGATTCGATGGCCGGGAAACTGCACGAATACGGGTACAAGGTGAACGCGGGCGAACTAGACGATCCCGAGTTCCTATTCGTGCACTGGGGTGCCAACCCGGAACGCTACGACCTGTCCACGACGGCGGGTGCGACGCAGGCTGTCCGCGACGCGAACCCTGCAGCGGATGCGTTCCTGAACGTTTCCGATGTGGTGTCGCGTAAGGCGCAGATCCCGCTGCACGAATGGGTGCGCTACCACCTGGGATGGTGGACGACTGTCGGTGAGGCGTGGCTTCCGCCGGGGGCTGCTGCTGATTGCGTGAACGTCGCGGAGATCCCCGACACCTATGACGTGGTGCTCGGCTTCGATGGATCGTTCAACAACGACTCCACGGCGCTAGTAGCCGTGTCAGTGGACGACACCCCGCACGTTCAGGTGGTGGCCGCGTGGGAACGACCCGACCACGGCGCGCAGGACTGGCAGGTGCCGATCCTTGACGTGGAGGACGCGATTCGGGAGGCGTGCCGCCGCTGGCAGGTTCGCGAGATTGCGTGCGACCCGTTCCGCTGGGCCCGCACGTATCAAGTCCTTGAAGGCGAAGGCTTGCCGGTGGTGGAGTTCCCGCAGTCGCCGTCACGCATGACCCCGGCGACACAGCGGTTCTACGAGGCGGTGGTAAACCACACCATCACCCTCGACGGTGACCCGCGGCTACTGCGCCACCTGGAAAACACAACGCTGAAAGTGGATGCGCGCGGGTCACGACTAGCCAAAGAGCACCGCAATTCGCGCCGAAAGATCGACCTCACCGTGGCCGCTGTCATGGCGCTAGAACGCGCCGCGTGGCACTACGCAAACCCGACACCCGCGGCAGTCATGCCGGGGTTCTACGCCTTGTAAGGAGCCGCAGTGAAAGATACGGCCATCGTCCTCGGCCTCCAAATCGGTGGCGCTGCCGCCATCGTGGTGGGCCTGGGGATTCTGAACCTTGCGGTGGGGATCATCGCCGCGGGCCTGCTCGCGCTCGCGTTCGGTGTGGCGGCTGATCGCTGATGCTGGGCAAACTGTTTGAGAAGCGCGCCACCAGTTACCAGTCGGTGTGGGGTTCGGGTGGAACGTGGGAACCGCAATCGTGGTCCGGTGCGTCGGTGGATCAGTCCACCGCGCTACGCCTCGGTGCCGTCTATTCGTGCGTGCGACTGCTGTCGGACACGATCTCTACACTTCCCGCCGACACGTACATTCGCCGCGACGGTAACCGGGTCCCGTACCGTCCGAAGCCCACCTGGGTGGATAACCCCGACACGGGCGTGACCCGCGATGACCACATTCAGCAGGTTGTCGTGTCCATGCTGCTCGACGGTAACGCCTTCGTGCGGGTGCTGCGTAACGATGCGGGCGAGGTTCTGTCGCTGACGTGTCTACCGCCGCAGCTGGTGGAACCGCGCCGCAACTCCCGCGGCATGATCGAATACCTGGTGGATGATCAGACGATCGTCCCGGCGGCGGGAATGCTGCACATCACCGAACTACGCAAACCCGGTGAACTGCGCGGCGTCAGCCGGATTCAGGAAGCCAAGCAAACCCTGGGGCTTGCGTCAGCGCTTGACGAGTTCGCGGCACGATTCTTCGGCCAGGGATCGAACGCATCCGGGGTTATCGAATACCCCGACGGGCTGACGAAGGAACAGGCTGAGGATCTGGTGGCCGCGTGGGAACTGGGGCACAAGGGGCTGCGTAAGGCGCACCGTCCCGGCGTCCTGTTCGGTGGCGCGAAGTTCACGAAAACGTCGGTGGATAACGAGCAGTCGCAGTTCCTGCAATCGCGACAGTTCGCGGTTGAGGAGGTGGCGCGGATCTTCCGTGTTCCCCCGCACATGATCGGCGTCACCACACCCGGCGCGATGTCGTATGCGTCGGTGGAACAGAACGCGATCCAGTTCGCGCAGTACACGCTGCGTCCCATCCTGGCGAAACTGGAGGCGGCGTATTCGTCGCTGCTGATGCCAGCGGCGGCGTTCATCAAGTGGAACCTTGACGGCATCCTGCGCGGCGATCTCGCCTCGCGCTACCAGGCGTATTCCACCGGTATGCAGTCCGGGTTCCTGTCAATCAACGACATTCACCGGCTCGAAGATCTGTCCCCGGTAGGCGGCGGCGACGTGTACCGCGTCCCGTTAGCGAACGTGAACCTTGAGGCCGCGAACATCGTGGAAACGTCACGGCGGGTGCAGATGGCCGTTCAGCTGGTGAACAGCGGCTACGACCCCGCGCAGGTGCTCACCGCGATGGGACTACCCGACATTGAGCACACGGGCCTTCCGTCCGTCCAACTTCAGAACGCGGCACTAATTGACCCACAGAACCCCGGCGATGTGTACCCGGCAGGAGCGAAACCGTGACAGTAGAAAAGCGATACATCAATGCGAGTCTGGAACTGCGCGACGCGGCGGAAGGCGACGGGATGTCATTCCGTGGCTACGCGGCAGTGTTCAACAGCGACAGCGAACCGCTGCCGTTCATCGAACAGGTGGCCCCCGGCGCGTTCAGTAAGTCGCTGGATTCGCGCAACAACATTCGCATGTTGCTTAACCACGACCCGGCGCAGGTTCTAGGAACAACCCGTTCTGGCACTGCGCGTGTGTCGGAGGACTCCCACGGCCTGCTGGTGGATGCCGATCTTCCGCCGACCACATACGGACAGGATCTGTCGGTGATGATGAAGCGCGGCGACGTCGAGTCGATGTCGTTCGGGTTCTCCGTCCCGCAGGGCGGCGACGAATGGCGCGACAACGGAACGCGCCGCATCCTGCACGAAGTCCGGTTACACGAAGTGTCCGTGGTGACGTTCCCCGCGTACCCGGCCACGGTCGCCACCGTCCGATCCTTCGCCGGACTCGCGCAGCGTTCCGATGTGAACCCCGACGACCTGTCGGCAGCGTTCGACGCGTTGAGTTCCGGGGAACTGTCCCCCGACCAATACAACCTGCTCCGGTCGGTGCTGGACAAGCATTCCCCGAACGCTGAGGAACCGTCGAAGGTCGTCCCCCTCGACATTCTCGCGAAGAAACTAGACCTCGCCGCGAAGGCGATCTAGTCCCCACTGATTCCCCGACTGCGGAGCCGCGTCGGGTGCTGGTTGCGGAGCCGCGCCAGGTCTATCTGCGCACACCTTCTATCACTTCTAGCCCTTGAAAGGGGCACCGCATGTCTGATTACATTCAGCGGCAGATCGAGGAACGCCAGAAGGCTTTCCACCAGGCGAAGGCGCTCCTCGATACCGCAAGCGAAGAGAAGCGTGACCTGACTGCTGAAGAGCAGCAGAGTTACGACAACTGCATGGCCGACATGGACCGTCGCGGCGAGATCATCAAGACGATGACCGCCGATGAGGCCCGCGCCCGCGAAATCGAAGCCGCGGCAGCTGCTGCGCCTGAGGTTCGCACCGAGGCGCGTCCGGTGGTCACTGATGAGGATCGGCTTCGTTCGTTCCTCCAGGGTGATCAGCGGTCGATCACGTTCGCACCTGAGCGACGCGATGTCACCAAGGCATCGACAGGCGCACCGGTTCCTACATCGTTCTACAACTCGGTGATGGAGAAGTTCCGCTACACCGGGCCAATGTTGAACCCTGATGTCGTGTCCATCTGGAACACCACGTCGGGTGAGAGCCTTCAGGTGCCGGTTCAGAATGCGCGCCCAACGGGCACGCTGACCGCTGAAGCCGATCCGTTCGCCGAATCAGATCCGACCTTCTCCGCATTCATCACCCTGGGTGCGTACAAGTACGGATTCCTCACGCAGATGTCGCGTGAACTGATCGAGGACAACGGGGTGAATATCCTTGACTACCTGTCAGGTGTCACCGCCAATACCCTCGGCTACGACGTGAACACCGTCCTGACCACCGGAACCGGTTCATCGCAGCCTAAGGGCATCGTGACCGCCGCCGGTTCAGGAATCACCGGTTCCACCGCTGTATCGGGTGCTTTCACCTACGCCAACCTGGTCAGCCTCACGTACTCACTCGATGCTGCAGCGCGTCGTGTTCCCTCATTCGGGTTCATGGCGAACGGCACCTCCATCGCGGCGATGCGTGGCCTTCAGGATGGCGGCGGGCACTACGTGTTCGCGCCTGCACTTGATGCGGCCACCCCTGACAAGATCCTCGGTTACCCGTTGATCGAGAACCCGGCAGTCGCAAGCCCGGCAACGTCAGCGAAGTCCGTCATCGCTGGCGATCTGAAGTCCTACATCGTGCGTCAGGTCAATGGCATTCGCCTTGATCGTTCGGACGAATACGGCTTCGCCAACGACCTGGTGACGTTCCGCGCCACCATCCGCGTCGATGGCAACAACCCGCAAAGTACGCATATCAAGTACTTCGTGGGTGGCGCTTCCTAACCGGAGGACCAAGACCCCAGCGGCGCGCGCCTGGTGCGCAGAGCGCGCGCCGCTGGCCTTCCCCACCAATCTGCGCACCCCCTGATCCCGCACCGGCAATCCGCTGGTGTCTGCGCACACTAGGAGCAAAGTGGGTAAGCGTGCACGTCATCGTTCAAGGAACAATCCTGGAACTGCCAGGACCCGAAGCAACCCAACTGCTGCGCCTGGGCGTAGCGCACCGCGCGCCATCCTCTGGGCGTCAAACTCGCCCTGGGCGCAAACGGGCTACGGCCAGCAAACCGCGCAAGCCGTCCAAAGGCTCAACAAAGACCACCGCGTCGCGCTCGCCTCGAACTACGGCCT